TGGAAGCAGCTCAAGCTGAACAGCAAAGAATCAAAGATGAGGAACTTGCTGAACAGCAGAAACAAGTTAAAGAATTTGTTGAGTTTGGCAACCAGCAGTTATTGGAAAAAGTTCCTGAATGGAAAGATTCTGAAAAAGCTAATTCTGAAAAGATAGCGATTAGGGATTACGCCATAAATGTTTTAGGATTCACGCCACAAGAAATGGATCAAGTTTATGACTATCGCATTTTGTTAGGTTTAAGAAATTCTTGGTTGCATGATAAAACTATCAAAGCAACAAAGAAGAAACCAACACAGAAAGCACCAGCCAGAGTAGCTAGACCTGGTACTGCCAATCAAGTTAGAAAAACAACTCCTTTGAAAAAGTCAAAACAGAAATTAGCTAAATCTGGAAAAATCCAAGATGCAGCTAAAGTATTTGAACAATTAATTTAATTTCTAGCGAAAGCTAGAGGAGTATATAAACATGGCTAAAGTCACAAATGCCTTTGATACTTATACTGCGACTGCTGACAGAGAACAATTAAGTGATGTTATTTATAACATCTCTCCTACAGCAACTCCTGTAATGAGTGCCATTGGAAAAAACAATGTAAAAAACGTGCAATTCGATTGGCAAACTGAATCTTTGCCTGCTGCAAGTGCAACTGGGAAACTTGAAGGTTTTGAACTTTCAAGAGCAGCTTCGACTGCTACAACTAGAGTAAGTAACGTCTGTCAAATCTCAAGCAGAGATGCGACTGTTACTGGTTCACAAAACGCTTCTGATGCTGCTGGTAAAAGAAGTGAAATGGCGCACCAATTAGCTCTTATGGCTAAAGCGTTGAAAAGAGATATGGAAGAAGCCTTAACTCAAAACAATGCTAAAAATACTGGTAACGCTACTACTGCTAGACAAACAGGTGGTTTAGAAACTTGGATCACTACTAACAAGTCTATTGGTACTAATGGTGTTTATGGTGGAAGTGGTGCTGCTACTACTAATGGAACGCAAAGAGCTATTACTGAAGCTCTTGTTAAGACTGTGCAACAGTCTTGTTTCACTAATGGTGGTGAGCCTTCATTATTAGTTGTTGGCCCTCATGTGAAATCAGTTGTATCTGGTTTTACTGGTAGAAGTTCAGCTAGACAGTTTGTAGATGCAAACACTATTGAAGCGTCTGTATCTATCTACTCTGGTGATTTTGGAGAACTACAAGTAGTTCCTTCAAACAGAAGTAGAGCTAGAACTGCCTTACTATTAGATCCTGAGTACGCAAAAGTTTCTTATCTTAGAGATTTTGAAACTATTGACATCTCAACTATTGGTGATGCTGAAACTAAAATGCTAGTAGTTGAATTCGGCCTTGAAGTGAGCAACGAAGCTGCTCATGGAGCTGTTTACGACTTATCTACATCATAAGTTTAATTAAGGGGGGTGAGTAATCACCCCTCTTTTTTAAGATGGCAAGAAGAACAGTAATAGACACTAGAACAAACTTTGTTAGCGAGTTCGCTACAGAAGATGATAAGTTTGTTTATCACACTCAACAAAACGTAGCTCCAATTTTGAAGCACGTTAAAGACTTACAAGAATTAAAACCAGGTAAAGAATTACGTCATGTTGCGGAAGTACCTATGGTAATATATCAAAAAGCTATACGAGAAGGTTGGGCAAACGATAAAGCCAAATGGAAAAAATGGTTGAATGATCCCAACAATAAACTTTTCAGAACTTGGCAAGGTAAAGTATGACTTACGATGATTTAAAAACACAGATAGCAGATTTTCTAAATAGAAGCGATTTGACTTCTAAATTGGATTTTTTTATTGATGCTACTGAAGGTGAACTTAACAGAAGATTAAGAACCAAAGATATGGTAGTTAGAGCAACTGCTACTGCCGATGGTCAATATTTATCTTTACCAACTGACTGGTTAGAAGCTATAAACGTAGAAATTACCTCTGGTGATTTCACACCTTTATTACAACAATCCATAGAATCTTTAGATGTTTATAGAAAAGCTAACGACAATACTTCTGGACAACCAGTTTTTTTCTCTATTGTTGATAAAACTTTAGAGTTAGCACCTACACCTGACACAAGTTATACATTACAATTAACTTATTATGCTTCGATAGCAGCGTTGAGTAGCACAAACACTACCAACTTTGTATCGACTGGACACCCAGATGTTTATTTATATGGTTGTCTAAAACACGCTTCGATCTACTTAATGGAAGATGAACGTGTAAATATGTTTTCTCAGTTGTTTGAAAAAGCACTAGAGGAAATGAGAATGGAACAAGAACGTGCTGAATTTGGCAAAGGCTCTTTAATACCAAGAAGAAGAACTTATGGCAAAGCACACAAAACAACTTATCATTTTAAGAGTTGAGGTAAGATATGTCAGGATTTAGTGATTATTTAGAAGATAAAGTTTTAGACCATGTATTTGGCGGTAATGCTTACACAGCACCAACTACTTTGTATGCAGCTTTGTATACAGTAGCACCATCTGATACTGGTGGTGGTACAGAAGTTTCTGGCGGAGCTTACGCTAGACAAACAGCAGCTTTTACTGTTTCTGGTACAAACCCTACAACTGCAACAAATTCAGCAGCTATTGAATATCCTACAGCTACAGCCAACTATGGAACTGTGGTTGCTGTTGGTATTTTAGATGCTTCTTCAGGCGGTAATTTATTAGCTTACTCTACTTTAGATTCCTCAAAGGTCGTAAGTAGTGGTGATGTTTTTAGATTCAATGCTGGAGATCTTGATATAACGCTGGCGTAACATCATGGCCAGTATCGGCTATAATCAGGGTTACTACAGTAGATCCAAATATAACGACTTAGCACATCAAGCTGAAGCCACAATAGCTGGCGTTAGCGGTGTTAGTGCGTCTGGCGTTATCATCAAACTTGGTGCAGGTACTATTGCAGGTACAAGTGGTTTTAGTTCAGTAGGTACACAGATAGATTTAGGTACAGCAACGATTCAAGCTGTATCTGGTTTTAGTTCTGTAGGTACACAAATTGACGCTGGTAAAGTAACTATGGCTGGCGTTTCTGCCTTCAGTTCTGCTGGTCGTTTAGTTATTGCTGCTTCACAAACTATCGCAGCAACTTCTGGCTTTACTTCAGTCGGTACACAAATAGATCATGGTACTGCTACGCTTGCAGCAATCTCTAGTTTTAGTTCTATTGGTGGGTTAAAATGGACAGACCAAATAGTTGCAGCAGATACTTGGACAGAACAAACTGTAGCAAGTGATACTTGGACAAACCAAACAAATCCGACAACTACCTGGACAGATTTAGACGAACAAGAAGTAGCGTAATATGGCAGACACAACAACAACAAACTTATCACTTATAAAACCAGAGCCAGGCGCAGCCGAAGATACTTGGGGTATTTCTTTAAATACTGATTTAGATACGATTGATGCAATATTTAGCGCAACAGGAACGCCAGTTTCATTAAATATTGATGGTGGAGATATAGCATCTGCTGTTGTAATTAACAAATCGCCAGTCATAACATTAGGTGGCGATCTTTCTGGAAATGCTACTTTAACCAATTTGGCTAGTGCTACTTTAACTGCAACTGTTGGTACTTTAAATCAAAGCACTACAGGCAACGCAGCTACCGCTACAGCTTTACAAACTGCCAGAACGATTGGTGGGGTATCTTTTGATGGTACAGCAAATATAGATCTTCCTGGAGTAAATAGTGCAGGTAATCAAAATACATCAGGCAATGCTGCAACAGCAACTGCTTTAGCTACAGGCAGAAACTTTTCTTTGACTGGTAATGTTACTGCTAATGCAGTTTCTTTTGATGGCACAGGTAATGTTGCTTTAGCAACTACCCTTGCTGATAACACAGTAACTTCTGCTAAGTTAAGTGGTGCATTAACTACACCTTCTGATCTAACTGTAGGCGGTGCTTTTACTTCTCAAGGTATAGACGATAATGCTGATGCTACTGCTATTACGATTGATAGTTCAGAACGAGTTGGTATTGGCACTACAAGTCCTAATGAGAAATTAGAACTTGCAGGTAATCTTACACTTACACCAACTACAAAAAATAACTCCCCTTCGGCAAGTGCGACAATATCTGATATTAATTTTGTTGGAAGAACAGACAATACTGTTGTAGCAAAGATACAAGCAATACACAATGATAACGCAAATGGAACTGATGGTCAGATTCTTTTCTTTACTGCGGATAATACAGCAAGTGCTGCTGCAGCAGAAAGAATGAGAATTGATTCTGCTGGTGGCGTTTTAATAGGAAAAACAGCTGATAATCAAGCATCTACTGGATTCCAAATAACAGGTAGTAATTTACATAACGTCACAAGCACAAATTCAGGCACAGGTTCTTCTACCTATATGGTGCATGATGGTAGTGGTCTAAATTTTTATGTAAATTTTACAGGTCAAGTATTTTATAGAGTTGGTTTAACTAATTTATCTGATCAAAGATTAAAAGAAAATATTGTTAATTTAGATAAAGGTTTAGATGACATATTAAAAATCAAACCAAGAAGATTTGATTGGATAGAAGGAGAAGGCGAAAAAAATCAAACAGGTTTTATTGCTCAAGAAATAGAAGAAGCTGGTTTAGAGGAATTGGTTAGTCATTATAAAGGTGCTTCACTAGATGATGCTAAAGGAGTAAACCAAGTTGGTTTAATTCCAATTTTGGTTAAAGCTATTCAAGAACAACAAACTATGATAGAAGATTTACAAACACAAATTAACAAGGTAAAAAATGGCAATTAATTACACATGGGATTGCAAAACTGTAGATACCAAAACTATAGATAGTAATACTGATACTGTCTTTAATGTACATTGGCGATTAACTGCAACTGACGATGTTAATACTGTGCAAGACATTGATGGTAGTAACATACCTGCTACTGCTACAGCATACGGCACACAGTCTTTAGACACTTCAGACTTATCAGACTTTACAGCTTTTGCAGATTTATCTGCAAG